CTCTAACAGAGCAATAGTGGCTTTTAGATTTTGAACTCGGTTCAAATATCTAATTCGAGCCACATATTTCCTCTTCAAATGAGGATAAGACATATAATTTGTCTGTTTCCTCAAAATATGAACAGGAGTATCCCCAAAAGTCTCTGACTCAATGGGGTTGTTCAGCAAGTCTTCTAACTGCTGATAGTAATTAGCTAAGAGTAATTTAGCGTACTGGGTTACATCTCGATAGGTCGTACCAACCGTCGAGAGTGAAGACTCTGGTTTAACTGAATGGTCTTCAATACTCAGTCGCTCAACCAACTGGTTGAACGTGGGAAGACTTACCTCGAGGTAGTCGGGGTCAATAGAATATCGCCCGCACAAAGCCTCGATCCACTTGTCCCGAACTCTATCATAGTCGAGATTAGTCTTACAGTGGAAAAACCATTCCCAAAGAGAAGAAGTAACAATATCAATAAATTGAGTAGTTTCTGAAACGCTCTTGGAAGGAATGTAATAGGTACACATTCGAGTAACCGATTGTATATCTAATGGAGCTACCCATCTCTCTAATACTCTTGAGAACACAAATTTTCTTTTCAGAAAAGACACGTCCTTTAAGCTCAAAGATTTAGCAAACTCCTGATTTTTCTGGGCTGGAGTAACCTTCATACCCAAAATATCTCGCGCAAATTCTTGAAAGAGGATATTATTGATAAATTTCAACACCTCCTTCTTGACAGCTGCGAGAAGATCATCACCATAAACGACTGGTTTAACAAACTGGAAAAAATCCAGTTCCCTCAATTTTGGATGAGTATACAAGTAATACATGATGTTCACCACCCCAGAAATACCGTTATCTTCTGCAGTGGCTGCCTTGCCTGATGGTTGCAAACCAAGTGCCATAAGCAAGTCTCCCAGCATTAGCACCATAGGAAACAAACCATCGGTTAAGAGACCTTTAACGATCTTCATAGCACGATCGTTGTATCCGCACTTCTCAAGAGTTCGGGCAACGATAGTCGCTGTAGTCAATCGGATCTCAAATGGCATCGTCTGGTCATAGCTACTATAATCCCACTCCAAGTAATGTTTGGAGAAAGAATTCAGTTTCAGAACCAGATCTTGTGCCCCTCGATGCATGTCAATCCCAACTGCAGAACAGAACAAAGTTTGGTTATCAATCATCCTATTATACAAGGGATATAGAAACATCCTTTGAAGGATAAGTGCATCTATAGGGGTAATGTAGAAGACTCTGGTCTTGCCTTCACGATTTTTCTCCTCAAGTCGGGGCTCATCTTTTAAGTGTGCTTTATAAATAAAACACTGGATGTTCCCTGACATATAGGAGTCCAGCAAGTGGTTGAGTCTCTTCTTGAGTTCCTCAATCGGCTCTCGCTTAAGATAGTCATCCAATTCTTCTACTATGGGTAACCAATCTCTCTTTTTCCCTTCAAAGCCGAATCCCCCTGAAGTATTCGCATTCATTCGGCGAGCGATACAATCGTCTCTAATTCCGTTGATAGCACACTCAACAGTAATGGGAGATACTTTCCCTAACCCAGTCGAAAATCTATTAACCAAGATATTGGAGATCTTCTCCAGAACTAGCCGGTCAAGACCAGGCTTGTTATGAGAAAGCTTCTTCAATGCAATGTTATAGGGGTTATAATATACTCCGTTCTTAGTAAAATGTCTCATAGGAGGAGCTCCGAAGAGCTCTTTACCCTGATCATCTACAAGGGAGCAATTATACTGTTCACGAGCTAAGCTAGAGAAAGGGGTCTTGATAACCTTACTTCTCTGATTAGGAAAAACTTTAATTCCAGGCACAGCTCCAAAGTACATAAGGCCTCCCAAATTTTCAAACCTAAAAGGAGAATGTCTGGAAGGAGCAACAGTGGACTCCGGAATTGTCCTAGGAAATGAGAAAAGATTCATGAGCCCCCCAGTTTCGATACGTTCAAAATGAAGCTGAGTGATGGAGGGCGCATAGCAAAGGTGGGAAAAGTCCTGAGCGGCAGAGTGAACTCCAACCACTACAGTTCCTCCCCCACACTTGGCAAATACCGGTGTACCACAAGCGCCGGGCTCATGACCGGGCCACTTATATTCCCAGTAATCGGAAATTATAAAGTGAGTATTTGGATTTGTTTCATCAGGCTGTATAGTTTTTGGATAAGATCCAAAACAGCACGACGTAAGATATCCAGCAACATTTGCTTCAAGAATAGTTTCCGAGGTAGGTCCGCTTAGAAAATAACTCCTAATATCAGTGAAAATTACTGCGTTCATTCGAATAACTCCGATGTCGTCAGCAATTCGCTGAATTTGAGGCCTAGTAACCTTAGTCACTGCCATCTTGGGGTTTGAAGCCCCTCTGGCAATGGGTCGCAAGATCTCAAAGGAATCTCTCCCTGTCTTGAATACGTGTAAGTTAATAAGAGCAACATCTCCATAGATTCCTAAAATATGGGTATGATCCCACATCGGTAATCCTTTAGAGTTATATTCCGGATTCTCCCATCTAACCTGAACCTCATAGAGGTTTCGGTTGATGGTATTCATTATATCCGTACTATTATTGAAACACTTCGAGTCAAGAGGTACAACCTCTCTAGTATTCCAAATTTTCATATTCTCTTTATTAACGACCACTTTTCGAATCTCGCTCTCGCAGCCGAACTTATCCTCTTGATCATTGATCTTAGGATTATAGTCTGACTCTACAACAAACGTGCTTCGAGACTGTGGTTTTACAGGTTTCCAATATTTGTACCACCTATAGCTCAAATGAAGAGCTGCGAAGAAAAATATAATCTCCTCAAGTTTATAAAGACGAGAGTCATGACCCCAAAGTTTTACAGAATAACCAAAACACTGGAAGACTCTGCTTCTTAGGAAGTACATAAATCTTATCAATCGTGAGGCTACTGGCATGAATGACATCCCTGCCAGATTTCCCACTACAAAACAAATAGTC